CGGTGGGTTCAAATCCGAGCCTTTGGCGAAAACTGGACATACTGAGAAAGAGCTTGTCTCTACTGAGGCTTGCCTGGTGGTTACATCCGAAACTGCCCAAGCGGCTATCAAGAACCTTACTCCGTAATCTGTATCAGTAATATAAGGAATCCCTGGAGGAAACTCCGGGGATAAATCCATGTAGGCTAAGAGGTTCTATTATGACAGTTGTATTCACAGATTACGACCCGGTAACCGGCATAAGTTCTCGCGTCCATGAGCTTGATGGCAGGACTGTTATCGAGAAGAAATACGACGCGCAACCATTCATTGAGGCCGCTGCCGATGTACGGCAAGCAACTGAGGGGCAACGATGGGGAGAGATGCGCCACGTTGGGTTCATTCCGATGGCAGAACTTGGTAAGATGATGCGACAGGATGGATCTTTGGACAAGAAGCGAACAATAACTTTTCTGAAGAAAAATCCTGCTTTGGTGACGTTTAGCAAACTGCTAAAATGACTTTTTACCAACTGCTCAAATGAACTATACCCAACTACAAACGAAAATAGCTTCATGGCTTAACCGTGACGATCTTGCAGCGGTAATTCCTGACTTTATCCTATTGGCAGAAGAACGGATTAACCGACATTTGCGAGTGCGCAGCATGGAAGTCACGCTGACTCCTACTGCGATTGTAGATAATCTGGTTTCGCTTCCATCAACAACGCTTGACGTGAAAACGTTGTGGCCGGATGGATACGAAGATCAGCCACTAAAAATTCAGTCACTTGAGGCTGTGCTTGCAATGCCAACGAACGCATTGGCAACGCATTACGCATGGCAAGGAACCTCATTGCGGCTTAATGGTGGCGGTAGCGTTACAGGTGTGCTGTATCAGAAAATCCCTGCACTGGCGACAGCAACAAACAACTGGCTATCGGATTCTGCCGACAGCATCTACCTTTTTGGATCGCTTATCGAGGCTGCCGTTTATTCAGGCAGTGATCCTGCTTTATGGGAATCTCGGTTCGCAGTAGCCGTCAACGAACTGCAAGGTAACGATCAGCGATATTCCGGCCCGCTAGTTGCGAGGTCGAGATGATAAAGATTGCCGGATTCGCGCCAGACGCCGACAAGACAACACCGGGAATCCTGACTGACTGCGAGAATCTTATCCCGAATATTGTTGGCATGACCGGAGCACCATCTGCCGTTACGCCGTCCGGCGTTCCTGCCTTGGCTGCGGCCTGCCAGGGGGCATCGGTTGTCACAAAGCTGGATGGGACGCGTCGCCTGATTGCTGGAACGGCGACAAAGCTTTACGAACTTAGCAGCGGAACATGGACTGACCGCACGCGCGTTGGAGACTATACGGGTGGCGTGGAATCGGACTGGGCAATAACGCAGTTTGGCGATGCGACCTTGGCGGCCAATCGGCACGATACCATCCAGCGGTCAACTACGGGCGCATTCGCTGACATTGCCACTGCGCCAAAAGCGCAAATCGTCTTTTCAGTTGGCGCATTCGTAATGGCGCTCAACGTCAATGACGGCGCTGAAAAGCCTGATGGATGGCATTGCTGCGCGGCTTATGATGACACCAGCTGGACGCCATCAACGGCAACGCAGGCTACCAGTGGGCGGTTGGTGGCAACGGCTGGACAGATCATAGCCGGTGGCAAACTTGGCGAATATGCCGTGGCTTACAAGAATCGCTCGATGTATCTTGGGCAATATGTCGGCGCGCCTGTGGTCTGGGACTGGGTTCAGGTCATCGGCGGGAATGCCGGGTGCATCGGAAGGAATGCGTGGTGCGATCTGGATGGCACGCATTTCTTTGTTGGCGAAGATAACTTCTGGCTGTTTGACGGCACGCGCCCAACGCCTTTGGCTGACGGCGTGTTGCGGCAGTGGTTCGCTAGTAACTGCGCCCCGAGTTACAAATACAAAATTATTTGCACCTACGACAAACTGACAAACCTTGTCTGGGTATTTTATCCATCCACCAATTCAAGCACTCTTGATTCTGCGCTTGTCTATCACGTCACATCAAAGCGATGGGGCAGGGCAAATAGAGCAATTCAGGTGGCACTGGAATATACGGCTTCAAGCATAACAATCAATGGACTGGACGCGTTGTCCGCGACCATCAATGAATTGCCGAACATTCCTTTCGATTCACAATACTGGCTGTCTGGCGGGCGTGCAATGTCCGTGTTCGATACGTCGAACCAGTTGCAAAGCTTGACGGGCAACTCTACTAGCAGTTCAATGACGACAGGTGATGTCGGAGATGACGACGCCGTGACGCTGCTTCAGCAGATCAGGTTGCGTTATGAGACACAACCAACAACTGCGACAGCTCAATCATTCAGCACCATGCAGAGCGGTGGAAGCATGCTTTCAGGGCCGTCTGGAACGCTCAACGATGGCAAGTTTGATATGCTCAAGTCTGCAAGGTGGCACAAGGCTAAAATCAACTTTACCGGGCCAGTGACCGTAACTGGCATGAAGGCAAAATTCAAGACGGTTGGAACGCGATGAAGCTATCAACTACACCTCGAATTGTCGGTGATCCTATCTTGACGCAAGTATTGCGTAATGTTGACACGCAGGTTAATCAACTTAGCGAGGGGCGTATCGCGGCGCGATACACTGCACAGTCATCTACCCCAACTACAGGGACTTATCAGCAGGGTGACTTTGTTACCAATAGCGCCCCGACAGAGCTTGGCACGACTCCAAATAAATACGTTATTGAAGGATGGCTTTGTGTGGCATCGGGAACCCCTGGAACATTTGTGCAAAAACGATTTTTAACTGGAAACTAATGCGATCAATGCAACTCATCCAAGTACCAGCACAGCACATCGACTTCGCTTGGCGCGATGGGGCTTCATGTCTTGTCGAAGCATGTGAAAGTGAATGTACTGGCGATCAACTCAAGATGCTACTTGGGCGTGGTGAAAGGCAGTTGGTTAGGATGGACAGTGAAGATAGAACGGTTGGATGGGGCGTGTTTCGCGTTGATCTTCTACCAAATATGCGCGTTCTTCACATAACTAACCTTGTGGCGCATAATGCACACTTCGAGATGTTCTTTACTGAATTGAAGAAGATGGCTGAACTGCTTGGATGTTCAGTCATACGCTGTGCAGCAAAACCGGCACAGGAAAAGTTATACACAGGGCTTTGCGGATTCAAGCCTGTTTACAGAATACTTGAAGTGGAGATTTAATTATGTTCAGCAAGCATAGCGGATATTCACCTGACGGACGCCGCAGGTTGAACGGCGGTGGCGGAAGCGGTGGAGGTGGAACTTCAACAACAACTCAATCAATTCCTGATGAACTTAAGCCGCTTGCATCGGCTTATACGAGCAAAGCCATAAATCTTAGCAATCAGGGATTCCAGCCATATACACAGCAGCGATATGAAAACCTTAACCCGACACAATACCTTGGGCTAGGGACAACTGTTGACCGCGCTCTTGGCGGTTCGCAGACTATTGACAATGCAGAGGGTGCACTTAACCAGACTATTGCTGGTGGAAATACAAATCCCTATCTGGATGCGATGGTCAATCAGGCGCAAGGCTCACTGGTACGCAATTATGCAAACAGTATCGCGCCGCAACTAACCGGAATGGGCGTTAATTCGGGTTCATTTGGAAACAGTGGGGTTGAACAAGTGGCCCGCAATTCACAGCAGGATTTGCAGAAGTCGATGGGCGACATTGCAACCAGTATGTATGGTGGTGCCTACGACGCTGACCGTGCAAGACAGATGCAGGGCATTGGAATGGCTCAACAGTTTGGGAACCAAGCCTATACCGATGCAGCTCAATTAATGAAAGCTGGCGATGTAATGCAGGATCAAAATCAGCAGCAGCGCGATTTCAACTATCAGCAGTATCAGGATCAGACGAATCTTCCCTATAAACAGCTTGGCGCTATGTCAGGCGTGTTCGGGTCAAATCTTGGAAGCTCCTCTACTACGCAGTCTAGCCAAAGTGGAGGTGGAAAATGATTAACTTCAACCAGTATGGCGCAAAACCAGGCGTTGCAAGGCAGGCTGGATTGCTGCAACAGCAAATGGAGAGCAACCCAGTTCAGCCGTATGTTCCGTTTTCGCAGCAGTCGGGATTGACGCCACAAGTGGCTCCACAAGCTCAAGTGTTAAGCATGGCCGATAGGTTAAGGCTATTTAGACGGCAATACGGCGAAAACCAATTTGCGCAGCCACAAGGAGGGAAATAATGTTCCCACTCATGGTACCCATGTTAATCGGTGGCGGCATTGGGCTGCTCACCAACAAGAAGAATCCACTTGAAGGCGCATTGATGGGCGCTGGTATGGGTGCTGCCGGAGGGCTTCTGTCTCCCGCTGCTGCTGGTGCTACCGCTGAGCTTGGGGCGGCTGGCGCTGGTGGATTAAGCACAGGTACTGCCGTACCTGGATTAAGTACAGGCACTGCCGTACCTGGATTAAGTACAGGCACTGCCGTACCTGGATTAAGTACAGGCACTGCCGTACCTGGATTAAGTACAGGCACTGCCGTACCTGGATTGAATGCGGCTGCTGCTGCTCCTCCTCCTGCTCCTTGGTATGATGGGGTACTATCTACAGCCAAAGAGGTTGCAGGGAATGCAAAGCCAGTTGCAGATGCCGCTGGCACAGCAATGATGGTTGCACAAATGACAAAAGAAGAACCACCTCCTCCTATACAAGCATCGCCAGTGATGGTACCTGGCAATGGCTCGAATCCACAGATGCAAGGATTGCTTCAAAGCATACAATCTACAGATGCACAACGTGCGCAGGAAGAAATGCAGAAGCGACAAACTAACAGAGCAATGAGAGGATACTAAAATGGGCCTTCTCGACGAATTCTCATCTTTTGTCAAAACGCCAGAGGGCCAAGGACTGCTATCAGCGGCCTTTGGTGGTCTTGCAACTGCTCGTCGTGGTGAGCCTATCAACTCAATGGGCAAGGCCGGTCTAGCTGGGCTGATGGGCTACGGCCAGGCACAAGATAGGATTGAGAAGAATGCCAGTCTCGACATCCAGAAACAACTGCATCAGGAGCAGATTGATAAGGCAAAGCAGGATGCTGCTGATTTGGCTGCGCAACGGACATTTTCCGCAAATGTTGGTCAGTATTATGAATCACCTGCGCAGCAAGCGTTAGCTGGTGGTGGTGGGCCGACAAATGAGAACGCTGCAAAGATTCCTTCTTTTGTTCCAAAATTTAATGTGCAAGGATTTACTCAAGGAATGCTTGAGACACCTGGAATGATGCCGCAAGCGGTTAATTTGATTGCGGCAGATCAGGCTAGAAAAGAGGCTGCACAGAACAATCTCGAAAAGATTAGAGAATCTGCAAGGCTTAAAGCAGAGAATGATGCAATTGCCCGCGCAGAGAATGCTGCCAACAGGGAAGCCATGCTACGTGTAGCGAATGGAATGCGGCAACCTGTTGCTCCGACCGTGCTTACCGACAACGCTGGTAATGTCACTCTGCTAGATAGAAGCGGAAATGTCATCAAGAAACTTGAAGGAGTTGGGAAACCGTCCGCTGGTTTCGAGAAGGCTGGTGCGGCGAAAAAGAAGATGACTGGCGATCTTAACACTGCTATTTCAGAACTTGAGAAAGCAACGGCAGATGGTGGTCTGATCGACAAGTCGACGGGAAGTGGGGCAGGGGCAGCGGTTGATGCCGTTGCTGGATTCTTCGGCAAGGCTACTCCGGGAGCTATCGCAGTAGGACAAACCGCACCTATTTTCGACTTGGTATTGAAAATGGTTCCCCGCTTTGAAGGCCCACAATCTGACAAGGATACTCAGTCGTATAAGGAAGCGGCTGGACAGATTGCGAATCCGAATACACCAAACGAAATTAAGAAAGCGGCTGGTCGTGAGATCCTGCGATTGATGAGGCAACGCAAAGGGCAATTTATTGACAAGGCGATTGAAGGAACGGATGCTGATATGACTTTAGCAACCGGAGTTAATCCTATTACGCCGAAAGTTGCAACTATGGCAGATATTCAAGAAACAGCACGAAAGAGCGGTAAATCAACGGCTGAGGTAACTGCTGCAATGAAGGCGCAGGGTTACAAAATAGGGGGTAATTAGAATGGCCGGTCGCGATTTATCTGCTGAACTTTTTGGAGAACAAAAGCCAACAGGTGGCCGCGATTTGTCGGCGGAATTGTTTGGTGCCGCCACATCGCCAGCGCCGAGTTCTGCGAAGCCAAAACCACGCTCGTTTCTTGCAGAAACAGGTCGCCAACTCGGATTATCCGCACGACACGGAATCGAAGGCGTCGGCGGAACGCTCGACATGCTTGCATCACCTATTCGCGCCGGGATGAACCTCGCATTGCCGCAGGACATGCAGATTCGTGGGCAAACAGGGCAAGCATTGTCTGACGTAATCGGACTCCCGAAGCCAGAAACCGGAATAGAGCGAGTCTCTGGGGACATCGCTAGATCAATGGCGGCAGGTGGTGGGTTTGTCAAAGGGGCGCAACTGGCCACTTCGGCCACATCAGGCGTGGCAAACGCGGTAATGCGAATGCTTTCTCAAGCCCCCGCAGCGCAGGTAGTTGCAGCAGGTAGTGCTGGCGCTGGTAGTGGATTGGCTCGGGAGGCTGGTGGGGGCGAAGGCGCTCAGTTGGCCGCTGGATTGGCTGGGGCAATGGCACCCGCTGCGGCTGGATCAATGATAAACGTAGGTCGAGCAGTTAAGGACTATGTTCATCCGTCTGTCGGAAGCCTTGGCAGGCGTGCTGCCGGAGATAAAGCAGATGATGTAATAGCTGCCATGATGCAAACCAAGAGCAACGTCCCAGGCGTCAAACTTACCGCTGGTGAGGCATCTGTTCCAGCAAATAGCGCGGAGTTCGCTGCATTCCAAAAAGCAGCGGCGAATGAAAACGCATCGAAGTTCTATGGGCCGATAGGCGTAAAGGGGCAACAGGCTACGGCCAGACTTGACGCCGTTCGGTCGTTTGGCAAAACATCTACCGATCTTGATGCCGCTGTCTTGGCAAGGAGAGCGGCATCTACAAAGAACTACGGTGATGCTTTCCAGCAGAAAATAAACGCCGATCCTGCATTGGCTAAGATGATGCAGAATCCCTACGTCAAGGACGCTCTGCCGGAAGCATTGAAATTGGCAAAAGCGAACGGGATCAGCCCAAAGTCAAATCTGACTGAATTCATGCATTTCGTGAAGTTAGGATTGGACGCAAAATTGCAGTCAGCAAACAATCCGAATCTTCCTGCTATTTCTGGTGCTGCCAAGAAAGCCATTCAAGACGCACAGTCAAATCTTGTTGCGTGGATGGGGCAAAAGAATCCGCTGTACGACGCTGCAAGGACTAGCCACATGGCAGCGTCAAAACCTATCAATCAGATGCGCGTAGGGCAAGACCTTGAGCAAGCACTTGTTGCCCCTGCTACTGGAATGGAACGCGCTGCATCGTTTGGAGCGAAAGTTAGGCAAGCAGAAAACACGATTAGCAAAGGTTCCGGCAATCCTAGAATTCAAGATTTAACTTCTGGACAGCGAAAGATTGTTGATGCCATCGAAGAAGATTTCTTGCGGAATCAACAATTCAAAGAACTGGCAATTGCTGGTAAACAAGGCATGGAGGAACGCATTGGAGCGCCGACATTGCCGCCAACCGGATTTTTTCAGCCGATGATTTCTGCGGCAAGAAGTTGGGTTAATAAAGGACTTGGCACAGGGCATCAGCAGGCGCTTAAACGTGCCGCCGAAGTCATGGATAACCCGCAGGAAATGGCCCGTCTAATGCGGGAAGCTACTCCAGCACAACGCAAGATTCTTGAGGCGCTTTGGGCGCAAAGGACGATGCAAGGGGTTGTTACAAGTTCGGAAAATCAAAGAAACAATGACGGCTTGCTCAACGAACCAACCAGCACCCGCAGGCAATCCACTAGCGGCCTTCTTAATTAGGAGTAACTATGCCAGTCCCCACTTTAATATCGCAACTATCAACAACCGCATCGCTTAACTCGCCTGATGGCGCAGTAGATGTGCCTAGTTCGATTGACGATTACCAGCGGGCGCATGCTGCATTTATCGCGCAGCTTTACGCCGGGACTGTTGCAGCCCCCACGGTTATTGTGCCATCTGCTACAACCACAGATATTGGTGCTGCGGCGTCAGAGAATGTCGATATATCAGGAACTGCCACAATCACTGGTTTCGGTATAGTAGCCGAGGGTATTAACCGCAAGGGGCGCTTCACTGGCGTCTTGACGTTAACACATAATGCAACTTCGCTAATTCTTCCTGGAAATGCGAATATCACCACTGCGAATAATGACAGGTACGAAGCGCGAAGCCTCGGTGGTGGTAACTGGATTGTGACGAAGTATGTCTATGCAAACGGCAATGTCATTTCAGCCACTAAAGCCACTACGGCCACTACCGCCACCACCGCCACCCACCTTGCAGGCGGCTCCGGCGGAACCATCCCCTACCAAACCGCATCAGGCGCGACGGCAATGCTGGCAAATGGCACTGCGGGGCAGGTGCTTAAAAGTAATGGGACGACATTGGCACCTTCGTGGGTTAACCCGCCGGCCACGGTATTCGCATCATCTGCTGAAAATGCAGCAGGTGCGATTGAAAACAAAGCCGTTGACCCGCTCGGCATCCGTGAAGCGTTCAACGCCACCGGAACCGCCCCAGTCTACGCCTGCCGCGCATGGGTGAATTTCAACGGCACGGGAACTGTAGCTATTCGCGCAAGCGGGAATGTGTCTTCAATTACGGATAACGGCGTGGGCGATTACACGGTTAATTTCACGACTGCGCTACCAGATAATAGTTATGCTGTGCTGGGGTCGTGTCGCGGGCAAAGCGATGCAGACGCTACTTCGACGCTGGTCGGCGCTGGCGTGCTGTCAACCACCGCCGCCCGCGTTTACTCGAAAAACGGTGTCAATCAGCTAGTGGACTCGTCCGCTATTAATGTAGCCATATTCAGATAGGTAAGGATCAATCATGAGCCAAGTAATCATCTACAAGCAAGACACTGGCACAGTGGCTATCGTCCGCCCAACGGAAGAAGCACTGCTGGAATACAGCATTGACGCTATTGCGAAGAAAGACGTCCCTGCCGGGAAGCCGTACAAGATCATCGACGCGTCTGAAATACCGACAGACCGCTCCATGCGCGATGCTTGGACAGTTGACGAGGCTGATCTGACAGATGGCATCGGGGCTGAGGCAAATACATTCGGAGAGGTGGTGCGATGATAAAAATCGATACGGCAAAGGCCAGTGGGCAAAATGTCCTGTCGCAAATTGCAGAACTGGAAGCCACCGTCACCCAACGCCGCCAGCGCGAAGCCATCCTCGGCATCGACAACGGCTGGCTGGCGGATGTGAATGCGCAAATTGTGGCGCTGCGAGCGAAACTGAAATGAAGCTCCTGGACTACCCGCTCATGCTGCTGGCCCGGACGCTACTACTAGCGCTCTACCTCATCGCGTTCATTCCGCTCGCGCATTGGGTGTGCTGGCGCGGGGGCAAACCGGGCGAGTTCCGCTATCTAGCCTACCTACTCATCAATTTTACCTTTGACGTATTCGCCGCACTGATAGTGCCTATCCTGCCTCTCTTTGCCACCGTGCAGCTTGGTAATTCAGACAACAACAACGCTAGATTGTACGAGCCCCGCTTGCCGAAATGGTTGAGCTGGTTTCAGACGCCGGACAATTCGCTTTACGGTGACAAGGGCTGGCAGACTATTCACTACCCCGCTTACAAGAGCTATCTGGGCCAAGTGCTTTGGCTTGTGCGCAATAGTGCCTACGGCTTGATCTACGGGCCGCTGTCGGCAAAATTCGACCGTGTAGGTGACATTGCCAGCCTGGGGAATCCACGGCTCGACAGGCGCA